TTTATTTAATCCTTATAAATCTAATGCAGAATTATAGTGTAAAAAAGCAAATTTCAATTCATCTTATAATAACATAAATAAAATAACAATAGAGGCGGAATCTTTATATGATAGCTCTCTTGATTATAAAGGAATGCATGTAGTATTAGACGAAATTAAAATTAAAACATATACGGAAACTGTTGATTCGTTAACCACTCATGATGTTTTTTATTATCCTTCTACCTCTTTTATTGATAGAGGATATTATTTTTATACAGGATTAAATATAAATGCTCCTAGTTCAGCTACTGAGCCAACCAATAAAATTGTTATTGCGCCAAATAATAGTCCTACAGGTGTGAATTCGTACTTTACTAAAAACTTTTATTTTAAAGGAGATTTGGAATACGATGTAAATGAAAACGTTAGATTGTTTTCGACTGAAATGAAGAATTCGACAATTGAATATTCAAAAGATGGAATAAATTATAATACTTTAGAATTTTCAGTTTCTTTCAATAAAAGAACAAATCAAGAAACTAGAGCTATCTTAAAGTATTTAGATGATAAAGCTGGTTTTAAAATATTTTCTTATACATTACCACAGCCTTATAATAAAACAATATCGGTTTACTGTCCAGAATGGAATCATACATATAATTTTAATAATAATAATGATATTAGTGTAAAATTTATTGAGTTTGAGAATCCAGCTAATCCAAGAACTGTTTTTAATACACAAGTAATATTAATAAAATGAGTATATATTATACAGGTTTTTATTTAAACAGAGTGCCAACTGGTTTCGGTTTTTCAACTGGCGTTGCTTTGGTTAATAGTGGCAATTCGCCTATTGAGTACAGAATAAAAATATCAGATACTACTTTAACAGGCATAACAGCGTCTGATGTTGATGGTGGATTGAGTCCTAATAAAACCATTTTTATATCTGAAAGTTTAGATAATGACGCATCAGACGATGATTATTTAATTCAAAAAATAAATCAAAACGATTCTGGAGTTTTTTACATATTGCACAAACCTTTTTCTAATTATTCTCTTTCGCCTCCAAATGGCAAGCACACTGGTCATGAAACCGCAAGGATAACAATTGAAAGTGTTTCGTCTTTGGGCGATGTGGACGAAGATATTTTGATTGATGTTTCTGGGCAAAGAATATTTATTCAACCTCAACCGAAAACCATTGGTAAATTTTACGCTGTCACAGATTATAAACCAGATTCAAAAGTCAACATACAATATAACTGGAGCGTTATTGATTCGGAAAGTTATTTAACAGGCTTTAGAATAGAAACTTCTTTAAATAGTTCTTTTACTAATCCGTTATTTTCCACGGACACATTAGAAATAAAAACTAATATAAATGAAAATGATCCTTTGTATGGAAAATATGATTCTTTTAAAGGAGAAGATTACAATTTCACATTAACTAATTTAGAAGTTAATCAGGCTTATTATGCAAGAATTTCTGGATTAAACGTAAATAGTTCGGGTTCAAGAACATTTGTTACTGGATTTACTGTTTATAATCCTGTATTAGACGATACTGCTTATAGTGGATTAACTCCTTCACCTGGAAGCAATTTAGTGTTTACTCCTAGAATTTTATATCTTGATAAAATTTCTGATTCTGAAGTTGATTTTGATTTATTTAAATTTTTATATGAGAATAATAATAATAGCGTAAATTTTACAAAATATTCAGGCGTTGTTGTTAATTTTTTACCGCAACAAAAAGACTTTGCAATATACAAAGCATCAAGCGCAAAAAAAGCAGCAATAAATTTTATAGTTCCAGTCGATAAAGATCTTATTTTTAGTGTTAACGCTAATAATGTTTTTACAATACAATTAGAATTCGAAAATATAGGTTTGTATGGATTTGGTGGTGAGGGTGGAAACATTGTGAATGGAACTCAAGTTAATCCAAAAAATGGCGGTCCTGTTTTAAATATAGATAATATTGAATACGCCGATGGAAAAAAGGTTAATTATTATATATATAAAGATGCTGATAGTATTTTTATGGCTGGAGCCGCTGGAGGACAGGCATGGTTGATTACGGATAATACAGATAAAAATAATAGACAAATTATAATTCCTGGTTCAAGAGTAGATCATTTAACAGATTTAGATTTAACATATATAAACCCATAAATATGCCAGAAAATAATATTCTAAATTTAAATGAAGACATAGTTAAATTCGCTTATGAATTAAGCGTTTCAAATACCGATGTGATTGCAGCAACATCTCTAACGTTATTATCATCATCTGCAAATTTGTCACCATCAAATGCGGGGACAAATGCTATAAATAATACGAGTCAAACTCTTACAGTAGCAGATAACGTTCAAAATGCAGAAGGAAAATTAATTGCAAATCTTCAAGGTAATGTGGCTAGTGGTGGAGTATTAACAACAAAAAACACTACAAATTTACCTAATATATTTTTTAATTTTAGAAATAAAACATTTAAAAACAATGGAGATCTTTTATTTAAATTTGAAACTTCTAATTTAGATAATACAAATTTTACTGGAACTAAATTGCCAACTTGGAATGCAAATGCAGATGTAAGACCCAATATAAGTTTGACAAATGCTGCTGATCCTCTTTCCGTGGTAAAAGCTTATGATAAATATTTTTATCAATTAGACAGATATCAAAATATTTCAAATGTTATAAGTTTACCTATAAAGACTAATCCGTCTTATACTATTTTTGTTTTTGCTGTTGGGAAAGAAGCTGGTGCGGTTGATATTAATAATATTAATCAAGCAAATATTTTGCATACATTTTGTGACAATAACAATGCTAACTCAAGTTTAGACAATTATAATATTGGAGGTATAAGTTATTTAAAGCCAAGCATTAAAGGAAGTAGCGCATCAAATTATGGCGCAGATCCAACTGCTAGTTTTGTTGGAAATACCTTAAACAGCAATAAATATTCAAATGCAGATGCAAGAATCGAATACGATAATTATGTAAACATTTATAATAAATATTTTTATGAGGGATTTGGTCAGTCAACTAATCCTTCTTTTAATTATTTCCTTTCAACAAAACAGATAAATACACAAAAATATGCTGCTTTGGGTTTTTCAAATATAGCTCAAACGCCTTTTGTTCTTAATACTAAAAACACTTCTGGAGGCGATGTTAATATAAATTTAAATTATTTTTCTTTGCATTTTGTAGAAATGTTTTCTTATATAGATGGCTCTAATGCAGATTATAATATTTTACGACTTCAAACATTTGTAAATGGATTGTTAACTTATGATGGAAGTACTCAATTAAAAAAGACGATTGGAATAGATTCTTCTGGAAATTTTAAAATTAGATTGTCAAATAATTACGCGGGATACAATACTGACAATAGTATTAAATTATTTTTATTTGATTATATTCATGGAGTGTCAAATTCATCAGTTCAAACAATGAAACAAACAAGTAGAAACATTGTAGAATCTTTAGCTTATGATTATAGAAATATAATTTTAAAAAGCACAACTGATATTCAGTTGTCTAGTTCCGCTTCAGCGTCTACGTTGTTGCCTTTTTCACCTCTTCTGATTCATCCTTTCCTAAAATTGTTTTTTAAATAAACTTGCAGCCGCTAATTAGAAAATAATTTTTAAAATCAATAATAAGTATGTCAGATCTATTTTTATTAAAAAACACAGAGGTTATTGATTTATATGAAATAAAAATTAATGACTTTGAAGGTTACTTTCGTTTTCATGGTTCTAAAAACTTTAATAAAGATCTGGTTTTTAAAGATGTCGTTTATATTTATATACCTTCTGAATTATCTAGTTTGGAATATTCATCAGAAGGAAAACAAAATCGTCCTGTTTTAAGCATTTCTAATGTTAATAATTTCATAAGTAATTTCATTAAAGATAGAAATGATTTGCTAGGTTGTCGTTTTTTTAGAAAGAAAATTTTAGCTAAAGATTTAGATGATGTAAATTTTGGAGGCACTGATAAAAACAATCTTGGAACAAGTTCTTTTTCTTCTTTCATATCCAGCGATACTTACATAATTCAAAAGAAAAATATAGAGCAAAAAGATAAAGTCGATTTTCTTTTAGCAAATGTATTAGATATAGATGGTTTAGTGGTTCCAGCTAGAAAAATTTTTAACGATACATGTCAGTGGCAATATAGAGGCTGTGGATGTAATTATGGAAAAATTAATGGTTATGATGGCCCATCTGTACCAGTACAAAAATACGAATATACTACTTTAGAAGCGGTTAATTCAGATGAATCGTTAACATCAGATTTTATCGCTTGGTTTAAAGACGCCAATCAAACTATCGATACTGTTAATAAATCTTCTTTACCAATAAATACTAACCCATCTACAAAAATTCAATTTGATAAATTAACTGCATGGACGGATTCTAGCGGTTACGCAACTGCAACTACAGTAACTTTAACTCAGAGTCCTAAAGTTTTTACAAATACAGCAGGTAAAAAAGGAATTTTATTTGGCTATAATGAAAATAAAACTTTCGACACAATGACAATTAATTTAAATTTTACCAATGCTGGTGTTGATCCTCTTAATAGTGATTGCACTATTTTTTATGTAAGCTCAATGAAAAATATAAGTAAATATGGTTTAAACAGAAGAGGATTAACTAATAGCGCCTCTTTTTTGCTGGGTTATTGGAAAAACACCGAAGATAGTTTATTTTATAACAATTGGATAAATTATTCTGGAAATACAATAACTAATAAAGATAGAGTTTATGGAGTAGTTATACCAAAGACGCCAACTACTACTAAGTTAGTTTTATATAGAGATGGAAATAAAATAAATGAAACGACTACTCCAGCCGCATCATTGATAAATACTTTTGGTATTAATATTTGCAATGGAGAACAAAGTGAAATAATTGTTTATGAAATAATAGTTTATAAAAAAGTTTTAACCGATATTCAAATAAAAAAAGTCAGCACATATCTAGCCTCTAAATATTCAACGCCAATCGCTTATAAAGAAACAAATACTACTTATAAACAAAGCAAGAATTTTTTTAGTGATTATCCTCAAGAAGGTAATTTAGGCGTTCCAATGGCAGATGAAAATAATAAAGTTTTTTTAAAGAGCCAAGGTTTAACTTATATAAATTATCAAAATTACGAATTAAGTAATTTGATTTATAAGGGAGATTACGATAATACTATTGCTTATGTAAAAGGAGATTTTGTTAAGATTGATCCTTCTTTAAACTACGATTTTAATGAAAAATCAATTTTAAATAATTCAGAAGTGTCTGCTAAATTTTTTGTTTGTGTAGAAAACACAGTAAAAGGTCAAAATCCTCTTTACGATACAAAAGTTTGGAGAGAAGATAAATGTTCAAAAAATTTAAACGGTTGTCTTTTAAGATTCAACGATGCAAATATAAATATTCCTTTTGGAGGATTTCCAGGTACAGTTGGTTATGATTATAGGCTTCCATCTTAAAAAAGAATTATCAGAGTTATTAATACAAAAATCCATAAATTCTAATAAAGAAATATGTGGTTTTTTAATTAAAAAAAATGGATCTTATGAAGAATTCATTGAATGTAATAATGTTCATCCTGATCCTGTTAATTATTTTTTGATTTCTCCAAAACAATGCATTTTTGATGATGATGTTGTTTTATTTCATAGTCATCCAGCACATTGTGATTTAGTTGGTTTTTCAGAATGGGATTTGAAAAATCAACAGTATTTTTATTTAAAAATGTTAGTTTATAGTGTAAATAATAATGAATTTTATTATAAATCAATATGATAAATATAATCTTACACGGCGTATTAGGAAAAAAATTAGGTAAAAATTGGCAACTTAATGTTGATTCTATTTATGAAATTTTTGAAGCTGTAGAAGCTAATAATCAAAAAATAAATAAATATTTTTCTGATTTTAAAAAATTTGTCACTCATTTTATTGTTTACGTTGATGGAAAGATTTTGCCGTCTCATTTATTAAAAAGTAAGATTTTAGAAAATGGAAATAAAGTAGAAATAATTCCTATAGTTCAAGGCGGCGGAACGGCGCTTATAATAACAGGTATAATCATGATGATTTTATCTATAGTTTTATCTATTATATTGAGTCCTAAAGTCCCAAAAGATGTAAAAACTAATTCAAGTATTATGGGATCAATAAATAATGTGCTTAATAGAAATGCTCCAGTTCCATTAGGATATGGAAGGCTAAAAGTTGGAAGTTTGGTTATTTCGAATGATATATTAATCATGCCAAAATTTGATACAGCTTATAATTCTCAAATTTATCAATCTTAATCGTCAATAAAATGCCTTTAACATTACCATTTTTTATCGCCAGTTTATCAAATTCGATTGCTAAATCTTTTGCTGCTATAACATCTTCTAATCGCGCGTTAGAATCTGACGAAAGATTAATAAATACAGATGTTATATGTGAAGGTCCAATTGAAGGTCTTGTAGATAAAGAAGGCAATTTATTAAAATATATTACAGATTCAGGTTCAAATACTGTTGAAAGTATTGTTTTGGGAAAAGGTATTTATTATAATAATGCTCCTTTAATAGACGATAAATTAAATAAATTAAATTTCGTTACGCAAGGATTCGATATACGTTATGGTGAAGAGTTTAATAATTATACTCAAGAATATGCATCAACAGTTCATCGTTATAATAAAAAAATATACCTTAACGAAAACGATTATCAACAAACGCTTGGTATAGAAGGAAAATCTGGAATGATTGCGGCTCAAAGAATAAATAATATATCAAGTCTAATTAATGGTTCTTATAATAATAATTTAAATTTAAATATTACATCAAACATTACTTCTGATAATGGAATTGCTAATTCTATAATAAGTACTTTACAAACCGCTTCAATATATGGTCAGTTGTTTATTCATAAGATAGTTAATAAATATTGCGATCAATTATCAATTCATCTAAAATTAGATTCTTTATTCAATAGCAATGGGGGAAGTACAAATGCAGGGACCGTATCAATTGGAATTTTAATAGAAGAAGATAATAGTGCAAATGTTTTTGCTGCTATTTTTGCTATGACTGGAATATCGAAAGCTGGTTATGTTTTTGATATTCCAATAAATTTAAATTTAGATTCCGTAAATAAAAACACTTATTATGTAAAAGTGTTCGCTTTATCCCAAAAGATACCCCCTTCAAATGGAAATATTTTTAAAGAGATTAGCGTCTCCTCAATAATTGAAAGAGTAAGAAATAAAGGGTCTTTTTCATATCCATTTAGTTCTATTGTTAGATCATCAGTGAGTTCTAATCATTTTAATAGCGATCCTCAAAGATCGTTTGATTTAAAACTCTTAAAAATAAAAGTGCCAAAAAATTATGACTCAGAAATCGGTGAGTACGAAGGCAATTGGGATGGAAATTTTGATAATTTCTTAAGATGGACGGATAATCCAGCTTGGATTTTTTATGATATATGTACAAATCCAAGATATGGAGTTGGAAACGGTAATGTTTCAGATAAAGATTTAAATAAATGGGAATTATATAAAATATCTAAATATTGCGATGAGTTAGTATTAGTGAATACTCCAGCAGCTTATGCAGAAGATTTTTTTACAATATACGATCAAAATACAATAATAGTTAATAAAGTAGCTTTAGATAGTAATCTTTCTAGTTTAACGGAATTTAAGAAAAAATATCCATCTATAAGCGATAATACAAATGCTAATAAAAATGGTGGTAGACATAATTCGCTTATTTTTCTTTACAATCTTTCGGATGATAACGGATCTATTGATAATACTTATAAAAAAATAATAGTTTCAGTTGATGAGGTTACTATAAATCCAGATACCAGATTAATAACAGTTGTGGCCGAAGGTGATGGAGCCGCTTTTAGAATAAAATTAATGAATGATTTTGGGCCAAGAAAATTTTTTGAAAATGGAAATACCGCTAATTTTTTAAAACAATTCACTGAGACTAGCGTATCTATTAGTTCTTCGGCTACGCAAGGAGAGCAGTTATCTGCAAAAATAGCTAAATCTATCAAAAATACACAGTCAGGCGCAAAAGATGATATCTTGTATTGGCTTGATTACAATTCTAGAAATAATACCGAATATGCTTTTCCAATTTCTTTTATAAACAAATCTTGTTTTCCTGAAGATATATTAAAGAATGGAACTGTTAAGGGATCTTGTCTGCCAAAAACTTTAAATTATAAAGACCCGTTAGAAAAAAGATTTTCTTGTAATTTATTGATAGATAATGAAACTGAATTTTTAAAAGTCTTAAATGATATTGCTTCTGTATTTAGAGGCTTGACTTATTATAAAAACAACTTTATAACATCGACTATTGATGTAGAAAAGCCTGTTTCTTATTTATTCAACAATTCTAATGTAAAAGACGGTTCTTTTTCATACTCTAGTGGAAGTGTGGATGGAAATTATTCTGTTGCTAAAGTAATGTATAG